GTAAGATTATTAAATCAATAAATACTAGATAAAGGACTTATAAGGACTTATTATGCCAAGACTGAGCTTATGGAAACCAGATAAAGGGAATGATTACAGATTTGCTGATCGTGTTGTAAGAGAACACTTTTTAGTAGGTGGTACAGGTATATTTGTACACAAACTATTAGGTACTCACGCACAGACAGATAGTGTATCTTCTGATCAACCAACAAATACAAATGTAAGTCCTACTAATGTACAAGATTTATTATTCTTAGAAAACAGGGATAGAAATTATGACCCTGACGTATATGATTTACGTGGAGTGTATTCCGTTCAAGATCAAGATTTTGATTTAACACAATTTGGCCTATTCCAAACCAATGATACTATCTATCTAACGTTCCATATAAATGATATGATGGATAGATTTGGTAGAAAAATTATGCCAGGTGATGTTTTTGAATTGCCACACCAACGTGATGATTTAAGACTTGATTGTGCAACAATGACGTTGACATCACAACCAAGTAAAAAGTTTCGCAAAGGCGAGACAATAACTGGTGGAACATCAGGAGCAACTGCCACCGTTATTGCTTACAACCACGATGCAAAAACTGTTAGAGTAACAGTCGGCGCAGACTTCCAAACAGGAGAAGTTGTTACTGGAGATAAGAGTTCTGCTAGTGCAACAACATCTTCTTATTCACCAAAAGAAGATATGGCGATAAACAAATTTTATGTGGTTGAAGACGCCGCTAGAGGTCAAGAAGGTTACGATCCAGGTTGGTGGCCACATATCTGGAGATGTAAGGCAGTTGCTATGCAAGACGCACAAGAGTTTAGAGATATCCTTGGTAGCGGTAAAGACGCAGGTGATCTTAAAAATATTATATCAACTTATCAAGATGAACTTAATATTAATGAAGCCGTTGTCAACGAAGCTACTAGAAATGTTCCAACCAAAGGGTCAGATGTAGGTCACTTATATGTAAATGAAAAAGACACACACAAAATTAATCCAAAATCACAAAGTGGAAAACCAGGATTAGGATTGACAATAGCACATACTGGAACATCATTTCCTCCTTCGATTACAGAAGGACAATATGTGTTGCGTGTTGATTATGCACCAAACAGATTATTTAGAAAAGAAGGAAATAGATACATCAAAGTCAGCGATGACTTCAGAGGTTCATATGTGTCAAGCAATCAACAACTTGATTCGTTTATCAATAATGATAAAGCAGGAAAAGGTTCAAACAATAAAGAAAGAGAATATCTAAGTAAGGTTGTAAAACCTAAAACAGATTAAAGGATAAAAGATGCAATATTGGTATGATCAGCAAATAAGAAGATACATTTTACAATTTATAAGATTGTTTGATGATTTTTCTATCAAGACTGGAAAGAAAAATAATAGTGATAGTAATTCCTATATAAGAGTACCAGTGAGATATGCAGATATGTCAAGAATGGTAGCTCATATTCTAAGACATAATTCAGAAAACGTAATGAACTCTTGTCCATTTATGAGTGCATATATTACTAACTTACAAATAGCAAGAGACAGATTACAAGAGCCAAGATTGGTTGATAAAGTACAAGTTGCGGAAAGAAAATATGATACTTCATCAAAAGATTACACAGCTGAAATTGGTAACACATATACCGTAGAAAGATTTATGCCTGTACCATACAATTTAAATATGGCAGTAGATATATGGTGTTCAAACACAGATCAAAAACTACAACTTATGGAACAAGTATTAGTATTATTCAATCCAGCAATAGAATTGCAGGCAAATGATAATCCATTAGACTGGACTAATATCACTAACGTAGAATTAATTGATATCGTATGGAGTTCAAAAGCAGTACCTCAAGGAACAGATACACAATTAGATGTTGCTACACTAACATTTAGTTTACCTATATGGTTAAATCCGCCTGCTAAAGTTAAAAAGCAATCTATCATTAAACAAATTATCGCTAGAGTAAACAGCACAGATTCAATTGATGATTTAGATTACGATCCAAGATTTATTAATTTCTTTGAAAACTTCGAAGGGCAAATTAGAACAAATGTTGTCACTCCTGAGAATGCACAAATATCAATCGTAGGAAACAATGTTTCATTATTAGGTGCGTACGGTAAGAATGACAATGAAAGTTGGAAAGAATTTCTAGAAATTTATGGTCAGTTACAAGCAGGAATTTCAAGATTAATTTTAAGACAATCCGGTGAACCAACTGATTCATCAGAAGACATATATGGTACTATTGCGTTTCATCCAACTGAACCTAATAAATTAATTTTTACAATTGACACTTCAACGTTACCGAATAACACAGAAGCGGCAGTTGATAAAATTATTGATCCTGAAACAGCTTTTCCACTACCAACTGCAAATGGTACTTTGCCAGCTGTAGTAAACGGACAAAGATATCTATTAGTTAATCCTATTCCAAAAGGCACAGTAGCCTGGGGTTCAACATTTGAAGCAAGTGAAAACGACATTATTCAATATGATGGTAGCCAATCAAAATGGACTATTAGTTTAAATGCATCAGATACAGAAGTAGTCAAATATGTAACAAACACTAACACAGGATCACAATATAAATGGACAGGAGCCCAGTGGATTGACAGTTATCTAGGTCAATATAAAAATGGTTTTTGGAAATTAGAACTTGCACCATAGGCCCAATTCTCTTATAATAAGCAATAATACTAAAGAGAAATTATTATGTATAAAGCGGTAGGAACTACATTCGTAGCAAAAAACACAAAAAGAATGTTACTAAACCTAAGAAGTAAAAGGGTTTCATATCCCAACACTTGGAGTTTCTGGGGTGGTAAAATTGAAAAAGGCGAACAACCAATTGATGCCTTACGTAGAGAGCTAACTGAAGAAATGGGTTTCGTTCCTCCTATGGAAAAGTTAAATCCTCTTGACACGTTTAAATCACCCGACAACGGATTTATATACTATACATACGTTATTATTACTCCGAAAGAATTCATTCCTTCACTAAATGACGAAAGTTCTGGTTATGCGTGGGTAGACATAGGCAAATGGCCTAAACCCCTACACAGCGGCGCTAAAATTACGTTAAACAGCAAGAAAAACATCGCGAAGATTAAAAAGCTTTGTTTGCCGTAATGCATAATGCCTAAATAGTAATACTATTGGAGCAATATGAGTAACATTTATCAAATACATCAAGCCCGTATGATCGGTGATTTAAAACACTTTCGAAAGAAAAGAGCTGTCAACAAAACTCTTGCAAACTATCTTTCTGACTACGGAATCACAAAGAAAGATTTCTATGAGTATATGGACGGTGTTGATAAAGATGAACAACGAGCCTTGCACAAAATATTAGTAGACGCTTATAATTTTTATAGCCAACATACTGCTGACACAGATTTACAATTAAGATATGATATAGAAGATGTATATTACACAATAACTAGTAACTTGAGAACACTCGATCAACGTTATAAATTTCCCAGTATATTAACCAAATACAGGCAAGGAATAAATCCTGTAAGAGCTTTGTATTTTGAAATAGCAGAATGCCGTATTAACTTTGATCTAAAAAATTCAAGCCACAGGTTCGTGTATGACATATTCTTGCAAGAACATTTTTTCCCACAATTGAGACTTGATATTGAATATGATATTATCAGTTTACAGAAATTAGAACAGAGATACATTGATATAAAAACAAACTATCCGTTTTTCACATATCCTATTAGTTATTATCACGTACAAGAGATGTTAAAAGACTTTAAAAAATGGGCTGACGTTTATAAAGATTTCAATGAAAATATAATACAAGAATTAAAAAGAAAGTATGACTAGATTAATACGTTAATCAATCTTACTAGGTTTTCAGTATCGTCATCTTCAAGTGCCTTACCAATCACGAATACACAATTAGTTACACCTGGGTGTGCTTCTCCAACACCTGGAGTATCACTGGTTACAATTAGATCACCTTTTGCTACTGGTCCCATTACACTTACAGGAACTTTACCTCTCAATGCAACTGGTACTGTTGTACCTTTTTCTTCGCTGTTCATTAAGTATGCTGGATTACTAGAAACAACGCCTGCAACCTTGTGATCCATTTTTGTGGTTGATTGTGTTACTTCAGCTGAGCCACCGTGTACAACAACAGTACCTGCATCATATTCTTTGTCTGATGTATAAAGCTCTGCCAAGTCAGCATATTGAGCCGTTGTTGCTGTTAAGTATGCTGTGCCGGCCTGCATATTTGCAGTTGCCGTAACTGTAATATCTGTAGCAGTACCATCACTTGTTGTAGTTGCCGCTATAAATCTATCACTTGTTTCATCCCAGAACCAAGCCGCATTATTTTCACTTGATCCTCTTTGTACCATAATACCTGCATCAGTGGTGTTGTTTGCTGGCTGTGATGAATGTTTGTTTAAAATAATAATTGGATCTTCAACTTCTAATGTTTGCACATCAACTGTTGTTGTGTCACCATTAACAGTTAAGTTACCTGTAATAACCACGTTACCCGAATATGTTCCATCTTTAAATGCACCTGTTTGTGTTGCTGTAACACCACCAGTAATATTAATACTACCTGATCCAAATACCTGAGCAGTATTTAAATCTAGATCTCCACCAAGTTGTGGAGTAGCATCTTCAACTACATTTACGATACCATCTTCATAGTTGTCATCAGCTATTTCCCATTTGCTTGATGTACTGTTGTATTTTAAAATTTTGTTATTAGCAAGTCCTGACGTGTCAACGTCATTCATTTCAGCAATGGTGTTTTCCGTTGCTACTTGATCATCAACATATTGTTTAGTTGCCGCATCCGTGTTCGCCGCCGGTGCACCTAAATTAGAAATTTTAAATGTTTTGGCGTCTAAGGCTCCACCTAATTCTGGAGTAGTATCTTCTATTACATTTTGCATAATACTACCATTAACAATAACTTCTGTTAATTGTATGTAACTTGTTGCTTGTCCACTTGTTTGTGCTGGATTTGTTTCTAATGAAATAGTATTAGCACTTGCAAAAAATTCAATTGCATAAGTGTGAGTGCCTGCACCAACAGTTTCAAATACATCAAAATTTGAATTAATTGTTTGTACTGTGGTTGCTGTTACTGAATACTTTTCTTCTGCCAATACAGCTGGCGTTCCTGATGTTCTTTTTAATTGAGCATAAAAATCACAATTACCTGAACCGGTAATTTTGTATCTTGAA